AGCTATTTCTTTAGCGGCATTACCAGTTATCATATCCGCATGCAAATCTCTAATCAAACCACTAGTTGAAGACTCGAAATATATATCTAAGTTAGATTTAACAGGATTCGTTTCAAGTACTGTTAAACCTGTTGATACAGCTATTGGCTCTTCTTCTAAGTTTTGTATAACTATTTGCTCGCCTGTGTTAAACTCATGTTCATGTGATAATTTAATTTTTTGATAAACTAAGCTACCTTCTGTTTCTGTTTCAACTTGTTTTATTGTTAATGGGTCAAACAAAGCTAAACATTGATTTTTATTTGCACTAGTATCTATATTGTCTGGAAAAACTCTTCTATCAAAATGTAATATAGTTCTTGTACTGTTTTCGTTTAATTCTACTTTTTGTAATATAGGTCTTCTAACTATAAAATCATTACCGTGTCTTTCTATAGTAGCTGTAGTAAATAAATTTTCAGGATCAGCTTCTAAGTCCATAAATAAATTACTGGTACCAGTAGCTCCACCAGTTATATTAACGATACCAGAAACTGTTCCGGTTGTAGCTTGACTTAAAGTTATTGTATAAAAAGCATTTGAAGTAGTTATATTTGATATAGATGTATCTGCTTGTATGTTTGTACCAGTTATAATTAAAGGAGTTGAGTCGTCAATATCTTGTATTTGTTGAAATCTAGTGAATAAAACAAAACCATCTCCACCAAAAACTTTAATAGTAGTATTATTTGGGTTACTAGAAACAGACATAGTTAAATTAACAGCATTATTACTACCTTCTCTAAACTCTATTATTTGACCTACTTGCATCATAGCTGATCCACCTCTAGCGTTATCTATTTCATCACCGTCTAATATTATAGTTTTAGAATCAAAATCATTTTGTTCGTCATTATCAACTCTAACGTCTAATACTTTTTTACCAATATTAGTTAAATGTTTTGTTTCTTCTGAAGCAGCTTTTAAAGTAACTTCTTGTCCAACTCTAATAAATGGATTTATACTATTACCATCTCCTATTTGAAAATAAGACTTATCATCTGAATTATTGTCATTAACATTTAAATCAATATGATATTTAACTCTATTAACAATTGGTAGTCCAAAAGCCGGATCTGTATTGTTTAAAGATTTTACTTGAGCTAATAAAGGATTACGTTTAGCCATTATAAAATCGTGCACTCTATCTTTATCTCTATCACCTTTTGTTAACAGTCCTTGCTCTCTAGCAGTTCCAACTGTCATAACTTCTATAAAATCTTGATCTTTACCGGCTACAGATTCATTATTGAGCGTATTATTAGCTTTTACTACTTTTGGAAAAACAAGTGTATCAGAACCCGCAACACCTTCTCTTATTTCATCAACTTCATCAACATCTCTTGGCACTTTATTTATATTATTACCATATAAGCTTATCCAAGTAAATCCTAAAACTTCATCATGACTATTTGATTCATTGTTCCAATTATCAGCAGGGTGATTAGTATATATATTATGATACTCTTGCTCTTGCTGTTTTACAACTATTTTATAGCTATACCAACCGTATGGATTATAATTTTGATTATCTATATCGCCTTCGTACACTTGATCAACTATAGTAGTGTCATTAAAAGTTATAGACAATGCTTTACCAATAGTTTCATGATTATTAGCCCAGCTATAGCTATTGTTAAATAAATCACTTAAATTACGAGCTTCTGCTGGTATATTTATAGTATCAACATCACTAGTTGATAATATAACTGGTGATTGTCTACCAAACTTATCTATTAAAACAATACCTACTTGATATTTTCTTTTTTGTTTTATAGAGTGATTTTTATAAACCGCTTTGTTAAATTGTGGATTATTATTAAAAATAGAATTAATAGCTGTATCACCTTTGCTAGTACTATTTATTACATAGTTTATACCTGATTTACCATTGCTATCAACTGGTAGTTCGTAGTTCTCTGTAAAGTTACCATATATAATTCTATTACCAGATATTTCTTGTGATTTAGCTCTTAATGGTACTTGATCAAAAACTCTAGTTATTTGTTTGTCTTCTAATATTTTATAAGGCTCTTCAGACTTATAAACATATTTATATACATGTCTATAATAAGTTGTTGATATATTATCTTGTAATATAGGTCTTGTTTCTAGTAAACTTGTAAATGAGTTATCATCGTTTACATCTATTTCTTTTACTACTTTAACAACGTCTTGATCAGATTCTTTTATAAGTATTTCTAATTTTGTTATACGCAGCTCATTATTCCAGTCAATAGAGCTATCTGTTTGATATTCATCACCTGGTAAAGGTATTCTAACTTCTAATTGATTATAATGATTTTTCATTATATTAACTATAGTTTTAGAATAAACATCTTGAACATCTGTTTCTTCTAATCCTGTTGTTATTATATTGTTTATTTGACCTTCGTTTAAAGGTTTAAATACTATTTGTGTAAATGGAGCCATAGTAGTATACTCGCCATCTTCATATTTATATCTATATGAAAACCTTACAAATTTATCTTTTAAATAATCAGAAGCTATATCACTGTTATTAGTTAAAGTTGTATTATCGCCTTGCCCAGTAGAATTATGTAATATAGGTGCTAAATAAGGTACAACTTTGGCTACAGATATTTGATCTTCTTTTGTATAATAAGTATTATCTGCTTCTGCTCTTGTAACATTTATTTTTCTAGGTTGATTATAATTATCTGTAAAAAATAATAAATCATCAATTAAATTTACACCTGTAATTAAATGATTTTTGCTAAAGTTTAAAAAATGACCTTTCACTATTATTTTAGCTTCTTCAGACGTATCATTTAAATCAGCCATTAATATTTGACAAGTATTGGTTATTTGAGCCCTAGACATTGTCCTTACATCACTATCATCACCTGTAAAATCAGTTATAAACCAATAAACTTTTTTATTTAAAGTATCTGCAAAATAACCTATTGTTTCTAAATCGCCTGTAATAGTAGGCATAGGCACAGCTAGTGCATTACCCTCTATGTTTTCAATAGCGCCTACATCAGAACTTTCTGATTGCGTAATTAATATATTTTGTGCTTCACGATATTCACCTTTTGGCACAAGCCTTTCATCAAGGTCTTTATTCATTTTACCTCGTAAAAAGCTATTTTGAATTTTAGGCATATATTAATTTTTAATTCGTTTACTTTGTCCTCTTAATACTTGTGATATTTCAGCTAAATTAATTTTAGATAATCTAAGTTTAGCGTTACGCATAGCTGCTCTTCTTTCTTTTTTGTATCTATTAACTATATATTCAGGTATATTTCTTTTAACAGACAGCACGTTAAAAGCTATATGTTTATATAAAGCTTCTTCTGCAAACTTATGTACTTTCATTTCAGCATCAGTACCTAAGCCATCAGATATATACTCAATAGCTATTATTTTACCATTTAAATCACTACTAAAATTAAAGCTACCAGTTCTTTCGTTTATAGTAAAATAACCGTTTATTTGTTGATGCTCTGGTTCTATACCATACCTTCTACCAAAATCAGTTCCTAAATGATTATCTCTACTTATATAATAATCTTCTTCTGTGCTTAAATTACCTGTTATATTATCAGTGTCAAAGTTTTGCCATTGTGTTTCTGTATAAGATGTTCCTTCTACTATTTTACCATCACTACTAAAAACATAGTTATAATCATTATCCTGCACAGGTGATTCTGTAGGATTAGTAGTTAGTCTAGTAGGGTATATTATCTTTTTTATACCAGAGCTGTCAATATAACATATTTTAACATAGCTTACGTAATCTTGAGGCATAGCTATTGCTAATGATGGGCCTAACTCAACCTCTTGTATTTTAACCGTCTTAAATATGTCGTAACTAAATTCTTGTAAACCACGTTTAGCATGAAATATTACATCAGATTTATTAACGTTATTTATAAGTTTACCATCACCAACATAAGCAACCATAAAACTATTTACTATATCTGCCAATGAAGTATATCTATAGCCACCAAATATACTGTCTATTAGCTCAACTCTTAACTCACCTTCAAAGTTATTTTCTGTTAATTCATCAAACGCTTGATCGCCATCACCACCTATAGCAACAGTTAATGTTGTTCCGCTAACTGTAAAATCAAATATTTCTCTATTTAAATAGCTAGTTTCACCCGCTGTAACATCAGCACTTTCAACATACACTCTTATATCGCTAGCTGTTAAATCTTGGTTGAAATCAGCTATAGAATAAGTATAGCTAGGAAAATTAGTTCCAACTCCGGTAATATAATGAACTTGGCTACCAGTGTAATATATTTCTTGATTTGTTTTTATTAACCCCATTTATTATTGATTTTCAAGTTGTATTTTTTGATTTGTTTCAGCCGCTGCGCTTTGTATCACGCTAGGATCTTTTATTACTACGCCAGCATATCTTAATATTTCTAATACTAAATCAACTTCGCTAGACGGATGAAGTGTAAAATCTACAGCGCCTGCACTATCAAATGTTAAAGCACCATTAGCATCAATTGTGCTAGCCCAAACAGGATCAGCTGGTACAGACACGTAATCTATATTTATAGATGTTAAGCTAATAGGATTTACTGTTATAGTGCTACCTGTTACGTAATATATTGGAAAAGTTGTTGACGGTGCTGTCAATGGTGAAGATAATAAAAAGCTTAATTTTGATTTTTCTATTCTTTCTATATTTGTTAATCTATTGTCTGTAGATATGTTTATAATATTGTAAAATGTAGGTAAAGTTCCTACACCACTTGTTAGTGTTACGCTTGCATTAGCGTAAAAAGGATCTATACGATCTTGTATTTTTTTAGGTATATCAGCATATCCTTGACCACCTCTACCAAAAGACTCTTTAGTTATAGCTCTAGTGTAATCATGAAAAGCTTTGTCTAGTAAATCAAGTTGAGCTTGAGAACCTATTTTTACAAACTCATCTGGTGTTAAAAAACCTCTGGACTCTTTATTAAGTATAGCTAATACTTTTCTATATACTCTATCTACTGATATTGCCATTTTATATTTTATTATAATCACTGGCCCTAATTAAAGGGCCGTGATCATTAGTTGTTAGTTTAACTTTTTTTGTATTGATTTGTAAACTTCAACACCTTCATCTGTTTTAAGCCAAGCAGCAAACGCACTGTATGGATTTTCATCAAAAGGTACTTCCATTAATTTTCTATCATTTGAGCCCCATGTAAATCTTCTTTGATCTTGCGATAGTTTTATTATACCTGATTCATTAGCTTTAATAGCTAGGTTTCTAAGCACAACGTTTTCATCACTAACAAGATTTAAAAATAAAACAGGGTTTTGTCTTGCAAATAAATACAAATCTCTTTTTATTTCAGCTGAACTCATTTTATCAACAGTAGAACCCAGTTCAACTCTCAATATAGCTTCAGCTTGATCTATTTCTATAGAAGTAGCAGTATTTAAAGCTTTCATTTCAGTTTCAATATCAATTAAATCTTCTTTTGCTTCTGCAATATTATCTACTTCATCATAAATAAGACCTTTTTTAGGGTGGTATAAAGATAATAATTTTTGTAAAGCTTGTTTTTGTTTAGGCACAAATAAAACGCCGTCTTCAAAAATAATATGACTTAACATAACATTTTTATCTTGTTCATCTACAAAAGGTGATTTTTGATTAGTAGAATATCTTATTTCTCTGTTTTCACCTTTTTCTTCGTCCCACCATAATAATGGTTTTTTTCTACTTGACTTAGACTGTAATACATAAGTCAATGGGCTACCATCTTTTTTTAAATAGTATTGCCTGTCTTTCATCTCCCATCTTGAAGATGTATTTTTTACTTGTACTGGTTCTTCCACCAATACTTCTTTTTTCTTTTTTGCCATAATATAATATAATTAAATAGTTAAAATAAACATAAAGGCGCCGTTAAGACGCCTTAAGTTTATTAATTGTTGTTAAGCATCAAGAGCTATTGCGCAAGCTGTAATATCAGAGTCAACATAAACTCCATTTACATCATCAGCTACTACAATAAAACCACTTGGGCTAAAGCTGTTTCCAGAAATTGCATCAGCAATTGATTTGAAAACTTTTAGCTCTTTATCAGCTGTTACTGTTAAAGTAACAACATCAACGCTTCCAGCTTGTCCATCTCCAAGGCTACCAGGAGCAAATTTAACAAGTAAAGTTGCGTCACTAGCTACAGTTAAAGACTGAATTTTTGAAACTGGATACATCGCCGCGTCATCAGCCGCGTCAATAAAAATTAAATATTTTTCCATTTTTTTAAGTTTTAAGTTTTAAGTTTTAAGTTTTTGGTTTAATATAAAGCGGCTTTTACACCGCTTTATAATTTTAATCTACTATGCTTCTTTTAAAAGTACGAAGTTATTAGCAGCTTGTACAACTAAACATCTTTCAGATAAATAGTGTACTTCCATAATATCGTCACCGATATATGATGCACCACCAACAGATCCTGTTACCCAAGACTTCATTCTTCTATCATCAGTTTGAGAAGCTCTATATCTAACGTGTAAGAAAGGTCTTTTAATGTTTCTTCCTAAGTTTTCATCGTATACAGATGATACACCAGCAGGAATTAAAACACCAGAAATATCTCCAAAACCACCTCTTGCAGTAGCATCGTTTAAGTATCTCCAATCAGACTTATAGAAGTCATAAGAACCTCTTCTTAATCCTGAGAAACCTAAGTTTAACGCCATGTCAGCAGAATTTTCAAATACTCCAAATGAAGCACCTCCGCCGTAATTAGCGTTTAATCCAGCCATCATGTCATCAAAAGTTAGCGCTAAGTCTCTATTAACATATAAAATGTTTTCTTCAATAGCACCTTGCTTATCAAGATTTTTAAGTACTAAATCAAAGTCAGATAAAGTAGCTAAATCTTCAAATACATTACCTCTTGTTTCAATAGCTTCAAATAAACCTTCACTACCAAAGTTTTCACCAGCAATACCCATGTCAGTGTCAACAGCTGAAGAACCAGGCACACCTTTTACAGTTTCAACCATAGTCATTTCTAAGTAATCTTCAAATCTTAATCTAGTTTCACTAGCAGATTTCATATACCAAGAAAAACCTGATTGTCCAGACTCATCAATTGTTTCAACCCAACCAATTTGAGCTGTGTCAGAACCAGAAATTTTAAAGTGATCTTTAATAATCATTGGTCTGTTATCAAATTTAGTAAACTGAGGCTTAAGTTCACCTACCATAGAGGCAGATCCTTTTGCAAACTCAGAACCAAATACGAAAACATTAACACCACCATCATTAAGTCCTGCAACGTCGTCCATTGTAGCAACTTTATATGGTTTTGCTGTAATAACTTGATTAGTTGAATCTGAAACTCTACATACTACTGTTTTAAGCCCAGTAGCAGCATCAGTAACAATTATAGTAGCACCTACTCTTACAGAGTTAGTATAATCACTACCTAATGTTATTGTGTTAGCACTTACATCAGCTGTAACAGTTTCGTTACCACCTGCTTTGTGCTTGTAAGCAATATGTAATCTGTTTTGCTCAGACCATACTACTTGATCGGACATCATAGGCATTTCTGCCCCTACCATTGCTAAAAATCCGTTAATTGTACGATTTCCGTATCTTTCGATTTCTTGTTCGTACAACTCAGGTAGGTATTGTTGCGCCCAACCTTGGTTAGCTGTATTAGCTAAATCCATATAGTTGTTAGCGCTTACTATTTGAGAAGGAGATCCAGTTAAATCAAAACTCCCTTTCAAACCTAAAGACGTATTAAATCCCATTTTGTTTAAATTTTAAGTTGTTATTTATTTCTAATTTTAAATTTCAAACTAGAACTATCATCACCACTTAATACTCTAAACTTTCTACCACCAGCATCAACAACAGGAGCAGCAGTTCTTGGAGACATATCAATGTTTTTAGCACTCATACTTGATTCTCTTATAGCATCTGCTTTACCTTGATCGTAAAAATGTTTAACAATTTTATCGATGTTTTTACCAGCATACAAAGCCTTGTGATATCCTTTTGCATCTTGCATCATATTCTTATCGTCAAGAAACTCTCTTACGAAATTAGATATATCACTTTGATACTCTTTAACATTTTGAACGTCTTTAATATTGTATCTATAAGTTTTTTCTCCAACGTTAAAGTCAAAACCTTTGAAATTATTATTGAATACAGAGTCAGTAGATTTTTGGAAACGTTCTAACTGTTGTTTTTGGATCTCACTATTAGTGGTTTGTTCTTGTTTGTATTTATTGTAAAATTCTACTGCCTCTTTCTGCTCGCTGGTCAACTTAGAACCCAACTTGACTTCTTTGTAATACTGATCCTTCAGGCCAGTAAGATGCTTTCGAGCTTTTACAATTTCTTCTTTGAAAGCCAATTTTTTCTTTTTAATATCCCTTGGCTCATCAAGCTCCTCATCAAACTGAAATCTATCTTCAATTAAGAAGTTTACTTCTTCCATATTTAAATGAGGTTTAGTATTTTTATAATATTCTAACAATAAAGCATTATCATCTATATTAGAATAATCCGCGTTTAGTCTAGTATAATCTTCTAAACTTCCACCTGTATCTTCCATAAACTTAACCAAATCTTGTAAATTTTCTGGCACAATCACTTGCGGCTCTGGTTGTATTTGCGCTACAGGCTCTTCAATTTTTTCTTCTACAACTTCTTGTTGTACATCTTCTTGTTTTACCTCTTCAAGAACTACCTCTTCTTCTTTAACTTCTTCGGCAGGCTTTTCAACTTCTTCTTGCTTGTTTTCTTCAGAAACTTCTTCGCTAGAGTTGGATTCGTTGCGAACAGGTATTTCATCTGTGCTTTGCTCTTGAACGGGCTCATTTTTCTTTTTTAATTTAATTTTAAAATTCCCACCTTCTTGCTCAACTATTCTAGCTTGAACTTTAGGCTCTTCTTGTTTTTGTTCTTCATTAGAAGGTGTTACAGATGTTTCCTCTGTTTTTACTTCTTGAATAACGTTTTCTTGCTTTTCAGTATTTTCCATGATATAATATTATATAATTAATAAATTACCTAGGCTCAAATTGCTCTAGGCCAAAACCTCCTAAATTATCAAATCCAGCTGATTCAAAATTTTTTGGTCCTGTGTTTTCTTTTCTTTGATCAATCATCTCACTTTGTTGAGTTGCTTGTATCTTAGTTCTTTCGTCTTTTCTATCTTCTTTTTGTTTTTCTCTTTCTTTTAACACATTAGCTTCTGCTTGCTTTAACTGCATATTCATTTCAAATTCTATCTGCATTAATTCTTTTTTAAGCTGCGCCTCTCTTTCAAGCTTTTGCATTTCAAGTTGAGCTTTAACTTGTTCCATTTGAGCTTTACTTTGATTTAAAGCTTGTTGTTTTTGCATCTCAGCAGCAGAAGCTCTTTCAGCAGCAGCAGCGTTAGCTTGCGCTTGAGCCTGCATGTTTTGTTGAGCCACTTGTTGATCAAGAGCTTGTTTAGCTTTTCTTCTTATTTTTAATAATTGATTAGCTAATTTTATATTTCTAACTTCACGTATATCAATAGCATCTTCTAAGTTTATACTATTTTGTTGTAAAGCCATTTGTATATTGTTTTCTAGTCTAGCCTTTTCTTCTTCATCAGGTGCTAATTCTAAGAATATACCAAAATCATGTAAGTGTAAACTAGCCATTTCTTCTAACGTACCTACATTAAACTTACCTAATGATTTTATAAACGCTTCTTTTGTTGGTGAATATTCTATAACATCTGATATTCTCATAGCAATACACTCTGCTAATGATAAAGTTATATATAAACTACCTTGTAATATATGTCTAGTTGCAGTATTGCTATTTGCAGCGGCAAGTTTTTGAACACCTACTAAAGCATTTTTATCTGGCATACTACCATCTCTAGCTTCATTTAGTCCGGTAACATCACGCATCATCTGCAAGTAATAATTATACGTTTGTATTAAAGAAGCAATTTTACCATTTTTACCACTAGAATTTATTTCAGTAACAGGTCTTATACCCCTGTTCATATCACCGTCTTGTGTCATTGATCTACCAATAACAGAACCAGTTTGGAAATACATATTTAAAGCTTCTTGCGGATTATAATTAGTGCCATTGCCTAAGTCTATTTCAGCCAAAGCGTCAGCATCTAAATAAACACCATCTGGTACCATTTTAGACATTACTTGTTGTAGCTTTAAATGTGTGAGCTGTATCATATCTGCAAAACCAGTTATACGGCTTACCAAGCTTTCTATACGACCTTCATACATACGAGGCGCACACATACTATAACTCATTACAGCTTTAGTAGTATCTGCCTTAGGTCTTATCATGTTTTTCTTTAACTCCCACTTTAAAAGTTTATCTGAACCACTACCTAATATTTTAGCTCCTTCATATATAACCTCTATAACTCTTTCAACTTTTTCAAAGTCTTCGTTTTTAGGTGGATTAAAACCATCATCTTTTTTAATAGCTCTTTGACCACCTGTAGATGTGTTTTTTACTTTGTAAACTTCATTCATATAAGTTTTATATTCAAAATATAAAACACTTATAGCGTTGCTATCGTCACCTTTTTTATTTACTACAGTTCTTTTTCTATATGCAGTTGAATAACCTCTGTATCTTTCTATTTCCTCATCTGTTATTTCTGGAAATTGTTTTTTAAGTTCATTTGCATATATTTGTTTTACTTCACCAACGTAATATATATCGTCAAAATAAGGTGAGTCACTATATGAATAAATTAAATCAGCTGGATCTACATATTCTATCTTAATACCTTCTGATTTATTAAATGAATTTTTTACAGCACCTATACCTATAGTAACTAAATCTCTATTAACTCTTTTAGATAAATACTCATATTTGTTTGCGTCAAAAATACTATTAATAGCTTCTTCTTCTGCTATTTCAATACTTTGTTTATAATCAAGTTGCATATGAAGCTGTAACTCTTCATTACTTCCTGGTAACTTTGATTGATCTGTTTTATACATATTAATACCAAACTGCTGAGCCACTTGATCATTAAACCCTTTAGTTTGCATGTCTGATACGATATTTTGTACATAATCAGTTCTTTCTTTTATAGCAGCTGGATCTTGCGAATATGCTTTAACATCATATGATCTATCAGCCATACCGTTTACAACTATATCTACAAATTTAGGTATAATAGGCACAGGCTTCCAGTCTAAATTTAAATATGATAAATCACCATTAATTGATAACTCATCTTTATATTTTTTAATTGACTGCTCGCCTCTTGCATATAGTCTTAGCGAATGAAAAGATTCTTTAAAAGTAGTGTACCTATTTGAGTTTTCATTATTACTAAACCACTCATGCTCAATAGCTGAACCAACTTTAGCGCCATACTCAGCACTCATCTTTTCTTCATCACTAACAGCTTGGCTAGGAAAAGAGGTTTTAATACCTTTTTTAATCATCTTTAAATTATTTGAGATCTCACCCCTTGGTTATCATATTTTTTAATACCAAGGTTAATTGATTTTATTTTTCTTTCTTGTATTGGTTTATATAAGTTTTTATTACAAGCCATTAAAGCTAAACCAGAACTTATTGAAGCATCAAATTTAGTTCTATTGTTTATGTCAAACTTAGCCCAGTCTTCTAATGTTCTATTAAAATACATATCACCATAGTTATCATTTAATCTTCCTACATAGTTTTCAATATAGCTTTCTATAGCAGCAGCATGAGCTTGTTTAATATCTTCACTTGAGTTTGGTATACCACCTATTTCTTTTTCTGTAACAGATAGTTTATTCCAAACTTTATCAGGTCTATTCATTGAATAACCTCTATAGCCTCTACGTTTTAAATAATACAAAAGTCTTGGTTTATTATTTTCACATAATATTGGCATACCATAAAATACTAATGCCATAAGAACATCTTCAAAAAATATTTCAGCAGTTTGAGGCCTTGCTACATATTCTAAAAATATTCTATTAGGTGGTGCATTTTCCATGCTAAACTTTGTTACACCATGTAAGGCGCCGTTAGAACCTAATCTATCAACAGTGCCTGATATATCATAGCTGTCACAACCAAAAGCTCCAACGTGTTCATTACCAGGGTATTTAACACCGTTTTTAACTATTATCCTGTTCTGCATGTTAACATCAGGCGTCCAGCTTATTTTAAATCTACCGTTATTGTTTGGCATAAATTCTACAGTAGTATCTTTAACACCATTACGCCATTGAAAACTACCTTGTGTTATAAGCCCAGACATTTTAACCTCTTCATTATAATCTACTTGCTCGTATATTTTTGTTAAATTAAATAGACTTTGTTTTGTTTCATCTCTAAAAGCATGTTGCTCTGTTCGTGGAAACTGTCTGTAAAATTCATTTAAAGCATCTTGATCAGATTTTAAACCATCTACTTCGTTGCTCCAATAATCAATTACTCCGTTTTTAATTTCGTCTCCATATGGTCCAAAAACTTTCTCTGTTGGATCTTGGAATACAGGTAATCCATAAGAATCAATGTATCCTTCGTAGTTCCATTCCATAGGTATGAACAAACTATATAGTCCTGAGCGAGTCTGTCCATTGCGGTTTCTTTTTGTAACATCTGAATCATAGTATAACTTTTTAAAGTTGTCACCACCTTTGTCTAACGCGTTTGATGTTGAGCCCATCATGCATTTACCAACTATTCTACTACCTAATCTTAATGTGGTTTTCGTGACCCTCCAGTTGTTGAGGATGTTGTTCGGACGCTCCCATTTACCGGACTCGTCATGTACGAGGAGCTTGAGTTTCTCCCCATCGTAGGAGTTATCACCTGTGTTCTTCCAGTCGATAGTGGTGTCAAGTCCCTGGAGATCCTGTAAGGTTTCTTCGGTGGTGGGGGCGGTAAGTTTACGACGGGTGTACTTGGTTGCGGGTACTCTATAGGCAAGCTCGGTCTTGGGCCTGTCCATTCCGTCCTGGGTCGGCTTGAAAAAGAAGGGGTAATTAACTGATATGGGTACCACCTTATCTGTGAACATAGATTTGGCATCAGGTCCAGACTTGGATAATATACCATACCTGGAGTCACTTGATATGGTTGCCAAGTTAACCACCTCTCCTGAGGCCATGAAAGAAAACCCGGACCGCCTATTCTTAAGGTAACACATCCCAAAGGAGCGTGAATCTGCCTTACAAGCTTCCCAGAAAATAAAGAATAATCTATTTGACTCACGGAAGTTTGGTGCGCCGACGTCAATCTTAGACCACTGCAAGTACATGTAATGAGTACCACTAATGTAAGTAGGAACATCTTTGCTATAAAACCAAAAACCTTCTTCCCTACGGGTAAACTCATTGTCGATGTAATCATACCATTTTTCTTTAAAATCTTGTGGATACTGTTTAAAATCATAAACAGTTTTAATTTTTTTTAACTCATCAGGATAATCAAACTTGGCCCACTTGTTTTCTTTAAACTTATAAACATTGTTTGCTTTAGGTAAAGCTATTTTTAAATTTTGTATTTCATATACTTCACCTATCTCACCTGTTTTACTTATAACTACAAAGTCATGATCTTCGTTGTAACCGTACTTCCATTTTTTATACCTATTATTTCTAGCTAAAACTTTAGGCTTAATATAATCTTTAAGTACTTTTATTAAACTTTGCTCGTACTTCATTTAGACCTCCTTTCAGCAAAACCTTTAAAAGTTTTTTCTTTTGTTTCTTTTTTAGGTTTATCTTCTAGCATATCTTTTTCTTCTTGTATACGTTTAAGTATTTCAAAAGCATCAAATATTGCTAGCTTTTTTGTAGCTGCAGCATTTTTTAATCTGTCAGCACTTATATCATCTTCTGAGTCTACAATAGGTTCTTTAGCAACTTTAATAAGTTCGTCCACAGCCACTTGCCCAGCTTGGATTATATTCAACTTCGTCTCCTTTGTATTCATATTTAATTGTAATATCATTAGTTCGCATACGGTATAATCTATCATTTTCTATAATAAATTCATATTCGCTGCTTGGGCTAAACCCTACAAGGCTTCCCTCGTGCACTTTAAAAGCATCTAAGGAACTATTACCATATTTTAGTATACCAACACGTAGACGCTCTTTTTGATCAGTTACAAATTCACTTTTATTTTCAATAGGTTTTACAAAACAAAACTCAAAAGGTGCTTTCCATTTACCATTTTGTTTATATAAAAATATTTGATCATAATAGCAAAAGTATAAATCTTCTTTAAAATATGAAGAGCTATTTTTTTCTTCGCCTCTCATATTATAAAATCTTCTAAATACATTGTGATGAACTATAACTTCATCGCCAACTTTAATACTTGTTTCACCAACTTTAGGTACTGATTTAACAACACCTATTCTACTTACGTATTTATGATCGTCCATAGTTGTATTAATAATAAGCTTGTTACCATCAATATCAACTTCGTTTTCGTATCTTTTATTTTTCGGTTGTACTATAAAATTAAATAAACTTTGC